AGTGTCCCAATGGGAAAGGGAATCTCTGTTTTTAAATATAATAAGTTCAGGTGTTCTTGAAGTACCATCAGATGATAATCCGTGTCCTATTGTTGCGTTTGCACCTGTACCTGTAAAAGATACTATACTAAATCCAGCAGCAGTGTTTGCACTTACAGAACTTGTGATACTTCCATTACCATTTGAAACAGGTGCACCTCCACCTTTCCACACCCATCCAACATAAGAATTTGGCGCTCTATTAGTACCACCATTATTATCAACAAAAAATCCATTTGCTTCAAAAGAAGCAAAGCCTTGAAATGATGCTGAATTTGTAGCTTCGATTGCAGTTGAATCAGATGAAAGTTGCTTATTAATTCCCCTAATACTATCGTACAAAGCGTGTGGCTCAGAACTATTTGTTCTTTTTATCCAAGCCAATCCACCACTTGTTTCTAAGTCCATTCCTACACTAGAAATGTAATTACTTGTGTCTGTCCCTTCCCACAATACAGCCTTAAAATTACTTGTATCTGTTTCAGGCTTTTCTTCGGCAAGTTTTAAAACATTTGCAGGACTTAACGCTGTATGAAATCTTCTATATTGGTCTATTGAGCCATCATAACTTGGTGTTGTTGTATGAAAAGCACCTAAATTTCCAGCTAAAAATGAATTATTAACATAGCTGCTAAAACTAACAGAGCCCCCTTTACTTAAATCTCCGTTTATGTATAATTTAGCTGTTGTTCCATCGTGAGTTGTTGCTATGTGATACCAATTCCCTGCAATTATTGTTTCGCTGCTTTCAATAGCAGTCATATCAGTTGCAGAACCAACCCTCTGCTGAAATTTAACTTTACTTGTAGAGCTAACTGATAATGTTTCATAATTTTCATTAGCACCTTGAGTACCTATATAAAAAAAAGTTTCTATACTACTACTTGGAAAAGTATCCACTTTTATCCATAGTGAGTTGCTTCTTGCACCTGTTGTTCCTAAACCAACAGGCAAATTTATTCTACTACTACTTCCGTTAAATATCGCAGCTTGACCATAGCGACCGAAACGATATTCAATATCTGTTTCTGTTCCTTCTGCAGTTCCTTTACTGTCCTCTGCTGAATTGTCTAATTTGTAATAAGCAGCATTTGTAACAGGGAAATTTATGTCATCAGTTGTAGATGTATGGACACACGCTTGTTCTGCTGCAAGGGTAGATACTTGACTATCGCTTAAAATTGAGTGAAATACCCTAAATTGGTCAATAGTACCATTCCAATTATATGCAGTTCCTATATATCTTCCTATGTATGCGTTGTTTCCTGATGCTGGTATAGCTAAAGAAGGAATGTTTTGTGCAGAAGTGTATGTTTGTATTAAATTACCATTAACATATATTTTTACAGTAGTTCCTGTATAAGAAACTGCAAAGTGATACATAGTGTCATCCTCTATTGTAAAATTTGCACCAATAAAACTTGAGCCTGTATTTAAATACAACTCTTTTGCAGCTAAACCATTTCCATCTAAACCACCTGAAATAGCAGAATTACTCGCTCTTGCAAGACCAAAGCCATCTGTATCAACAGTTTGCCCAAAAGAAAATAAATAAGAATAATCTGTATTTGTTTGAGTTTTTGCCCAAAAGCTCACTGTAAATGTATTTTGACTATTGACAAGGCTTGTGGGTAAAGATATTTGACTACTACTACCATTAAATCTTGCACCTGTATTTATTTGACCACCTACTCCAAAGTCTACGTTTGAAGGTGTGCCATCGTATACCCCTGAAGTATCACTTGCATCATAATCCATTGAGTATAATGCCTTGCCTGTTGAGCCACCAAATATGTCAGTTGTTTCAGTAAGACAAGCTGCTACTCCTGTTTGTATTAGTCTTTTTCCTAAACTCATTAATCAAGTTTTACAGGGAAAAAAGTAGTATCATAACTTAAAAGACTTTCATATTTCTTTTTAGCGTTCACTTCTTTTTTCTTTTTATCATATTCTGCTAATATTTTTGCTCTTTCTGCTTTTACATCATCATCAATAGCTATATCTCTTTCTGCCTTTCTTACAACTTGCCAATCTGTGCTTGATAAAAGTTTATTAGCGTTATCTTTTAATACTTTTATAAGTTGTGTTTTCTTTTCTGCTACATCGTAAGTGTTTTTTACTTCCCCTGTCTTAACTATTTTACCATCTTTTTCTTCTGTCACTTCATAAGTCTTAGAAAAATCAATGTCAGTAATGTCGTAGGTAACAACCTTTTTCTTTTTATCAAAGTACAACCCGCCTTTGTTTTGTGTTTGTGGGTTATAGCTAGGTTGCAAAACATCGTAAATGCCTAATTCTTTAAGTTTTTTATCCGATAAGTTTTGTGAACCACCAAGAATATAAGTAGTTCCAACCTTAAAGCTATTAGGTAGTGTTGGATAAATTGTAACTATTTTGTCTTTTTCTATTAATGCCTTCATAATTATACGCTTTGTGAAATTGATAAGAAAAATGTATTGGCAGCGGTGCAAACTACTTGTATAAAGTTAACCGCACCCGAACTTGCACTATAAGTACCCGATATTGTTGTGACGGTGTTTGACCCCGTGTCAAAAGTTAAAGCGGACGTTCCGCCCGAATCCGTAACAATAATGTCTTTAACATCGCCTATTGATGCATTTGTAAAGTTTAAATCTACGGTAATACTAGATGTCATTGTAAAAACCGCTGCGGTGTCAAAGTTTACATCTACATCAGCGGCTGCGGTAAGTGCGGTTGAACCACGCAAACTATCGCCCGTTCCACTTTGTCCGTAAATGTCAGCGGTCATTGAGTTTATAGATACCATGGAATCACGGAGGGTACTTCCCGTTCCGTCGTTCGGTGCTGAACCTACTCCTATTGCTATTCTTGCCATTTCTTATATTTTATTTTATATTCTTTTTTAAATTCTTGTTTGGTCAACCGTTATTAATGTACTATCAACACTAAAACTCGTACTATCACATGACAACTCTAGTATATCTTCCGTCCAACAAAGCGGTGCGGAAAACACGGGAATTGCATCTGTTGTATTAGCGGTATCACCCCAATAAGACGAACAGTATATTTTTCCCCAATTTATTGTATTTGCCATATTATATCAATACTTTTTTTTGGTTTTTGTTATATATGCTTTTTGCAAATATTGTTTTAACCTTTCTATGTTTACTTCTTTTGGTTTATAGTCGTTTCTTACAAAACCCATCCTTCAAAATTTGCGTTTTTGTCAGGGTATACATCGTCGTTCGAATTACTATAATATTCAGGGTATTTACTACTAGCGTTAAAAGACATATAATCTATAAATCTATCCGTATAATATTGTGCAATATCCCGTTCCTTTTCTATTAAAAAATCTACTTCTTCTTTTTCTACATTAGAAGCGTTTTCGCTACCATGTTTAAACACACCTTTGTTTGCTATCGTATAAGCTGCAAAAGGTAAATATTCAACCATTGCCCAATGTATAATCATAGGTTTTACGTAATCCGTAACAAGTGTAAGGTAATCCCCCGCCAAGGTACTTGCTTCTATATCGTCTTGTATCTTGTTAAATAAGTCTGAACCTAAATAGTTCCTTACGTGTATATCTTGAGCAATTTTTATGTATTGTAAAAACTTGTCACTATCTACGTTTCCATTTACGGAAGTAAACTTAACTAAATCTTTTCGTGTAATAAATAATCCTTCAGCCATTTGTTATTTGTTTACGAAGCCTTGATTCGGCATATCTTTTGGTTTTATAGAAACCTTTGTCGGTTCTTTTGCTTTACTTGGTGATTTTATACCTTCAGTTTCTCTTTGTTGTTTGTAAACAGGTTTTGTTTTTGGGCTATTTACATCAGGTTTTATGCCTTCTTTTGCCATATAAGTTTTTCTTAACCAATAATGGTGACAATTCCCTCCACCTTTATATAAAAATATATCATAGGTTGCAGCACCACCTTCACCCCACCCAGCGTTAACGGCTTGATTACTCATTTGTGTAATATCTTCTTTGCGATATATTTTTTTAGCATCTACCATTTTACGACAAAACTCCCTTGAATTGTTACTAACCGCTAAAGGTGCGTATTGGTAACGAACTATAAATCTTTTTTCGGTTTTTGTTTCACCGTCTAAATCGGACTTTGCATTGGGTCTAGCGGTTCCTGTACTCGCCAAACCTATCATTTTATCCAAAGCGTCTTCTTGTTCATAATCCACTTGACGTTCGTCAACAAGTTCCCATTCGTCTAAGTTTTCATCTTCGCCAAATTCATCTAACAAATCAAACATTTCATTATCATCAAAATCAAAATCTTGTTTAGATAACTTGTGTTCTTCACAAGGCATATACCAAGTCTTACCATTTAAGTCGTGGGTGTGATAACCTTTACAACCTAAATCTTTTGCTATTTCTTCGGCTTTTTCTTGTGTTGAATAAGCTAGCCTATCGTCTATTATTGCGGTTTCGTTATTTATTACTTGTGAAGCCATTTTAACGCCCGTTTCTTCCTCCCTCGCTTCGTTAGTTATAGCATTGTCGGTTTCAATAAATTCAAGCGGTTGTAGGGTCTTAAAATAAAGCTTTAATGCAATACCATTTACCGCTAAAATGTCGTCCATTGCATCAATGATTAAATCTTGGTAAGGTCTTATAGTTGTGTTGTGAAATAGTAAAGAAGCGGTTTTTATTTCGTCCGCATTATTACCAAGTCCATTATTGCTATCCCTAATACCTAATAGTAAAGGTGATGTAATCCTATGTGCTACCATTAGCTTACCAATACATTCATTTGATAAGTATTCGTAATGTTGTGGGGCATCGGTTAGCGGTATATCGTCGACCGTTGTTTTGCTTTCAGCGTTATTATTAAAAGCTATAATTACTTTTTCGCCCCTTGAACCCGTAAGCTTACGCATTACATCGGATTTAATTTGTAGTTGTTTCTCTCGGTCAGGTACTCCGTTATTGAAGTTTACTACTTTAGTACCACTAAATCCATTTTGAACATCGTTAATTAAGTAGTCCGCCACTTCGCTTTCTAATTCCGCATAGGCAATACCCCCCATATAGTCGGGCGGACAATAATAGTCATATCCCGATAAATACCTTTTTACTATTTTAATTTCGGGTTCGCTACCGTTACCACATCCAAACGCTGCGATACGTAATGGTTTATCTTTTGGTTTAATTTTTGACCAATCATGAAAATAATAGTAAGCTTCTATTTTACCATCTTCGTTTGTTTTTTCCGCCCTTAATGTTTGACGTGGGAAGTGTTCGGCTTTAGCAACCCTAGCATCTTTGTAAAGCACTTGAAAACTTGCTTCGCCTAGTAATTTTAAATCAAAACTTATTTTTCTAAGACAAGAATCGTTAAATATACCTCTAAGTGCTGCGTATTCGTTTGTTTTTGTTGAACTATCTAAAGCATCTAGTCCCTTACCGTAAATCATTTGACTTACACCATTAATAATTGCGTTGTTAGTTGTCGATTCAATGTAAAGGTCTATTAAGTAACTATAAAAATTGTTGTCGTCCCCGTAGTTTACCCAATCACGCTTTTTATCTTCTTTAATTTTAGGTCTGTTATAAGACGATAAGTTAACTATATGTAAGTTATCCATTATATAAATATAAATTCATTTGTAGAACTTTGTTCCGTATATTGACTATTGTTAATCGTGTAATCGGCAATAGTTTGATTTGTGCAAAATATTTTGTCCTTAAATACTACATTAGTACCCGATTTAACCGTAACCATGTAAAAGTTATCTTGCTTTACGCCAAAGATAGCATTTAGTCTATTGTAATATAAGTTTTCGCTAATAGATGTAACGTCTTGATTATAGATTTCCGTATTAGTTTGTTCGTTCACTATTGTAACATTATACGTGTTTCCGCTTGTAAAACTTCTTGGGATAAAATCTAAGTTTTGTGCCGACGCACTTTCTTGTAATATTGTCATATATATACAATAAGAAAACTTAAATTTTGTTATTTATAAAGCAAAAAAAAGGGCAGCAAATGCCACCCTTCCCAATCAATCAACATTACTAATTACGAATTAGTTCCTTCAGTTACTGTTACCGTTGCACTTGACATACCGCCAAATGGATTGGCAGCGGTTGGTGCTGATACAAAGTTTGCGGGCAACACTTCTTGCGATGTTAGCGTTAAGGTATATCCTGAGAGTTCCCCAAGTCCTGACCCCGTGACAATAGTACCGCCACTCACGTCCGCTCCATGTTCTAATCCCATAACAAAGACATTACCGTTGTAATCTTCAACCGCAACGTGTGGTCTTCCATAAGCTAGAAGTTTCAATTCTTTGTTATCTTCTTTAGTTAGTTTTTTAAGTGTAATATTTAAAGTTTGTTCAAAGAAAGTTGTTCCATTTTCCCTTGATGAAGTGATAGTTTGCTCAAAGCTACTTGTCCCTTTTAGTTCATATTCAAAGGCAGTAAAAGTACCACTCATGTCAGTAATTTCGTCATTAGATTGTGTTACCGTTCCGTAACCGCCAAAGTCCGTAAAATAAACTTTTCTAATTCCTCCAACTACGTCCTTACATGGTTCTTTTCTACCTGCTGTTAAGTTACACGCCATCTGTTTTTATATTAAAAAAGGGTAGGTAGATAATAAACCACCCACCCCTTTATGTTATTTAATTAATTCTTAGTTAGCGGAGTTTGTGATACCGTAGGTAGTAATATCCTCGATAATCCCATATTGTACTCCAGCACTAAATCTCATTACAACTCTTACGTTGTCCGAACCGTCAAGGTCTGACATATCCAAAACTTTAACCTCGTTGTGGTCAGCTAGTAGACCCGTTCCAAAGAATAAGTTTGATTTTTCAGCAGCTATTGCTTTATTGTCAGCAAGACCATTAGCGACAAATATCTTTACGCCATCAAATGATAAGCTTCCGTTATTCCACCATTGTGTACCTTGTGCGCTTGTACCCGCAGCACCTAGACCACTTGCACCAAATCCTCCTAAGGCTCTTACATATGCACGTGCAATGTTTTGCGAAACGTAGATAAATAAATCTTCACTTCCGTAAAGTGCTGATGGAATCGCATCAACGATTAAACCAAGTTGTCCGATGACGTTTGATGAATCTACCGTAGTACCCGCAACTTCTTGACCTGATGGTAAAGCAGCGTCCAAAGATACTAATTTTGATAAACCGTCAAACTGTCCATTGTTACTTGTATTTCCATCCCAAATGCTTTGTTCGGTTTTTTGTGCAACCTTTGCAGCAACGTGTCCTATAAGGAAATCGCTAAAGCTTGATGGTAAGTCATGGTGTGCCGACATTCCCATTTGAATCGCTTCCCAATCCGATACAAAGTCTTTTTTGCACAATTGCAAATTAACTTGTTGAAGTTCAGGTTGTAATATTTTTTCAGTAAGCGTAATTGTAGAAGTAGCCGAGAAATCACAGGTTGCATCCTTAACGATTCCGTCCGTTGCAATCTTTTTAATTACTTCTTTAAATTTAACGTTAGGTTTTACAGTTATCCCACCGTTGTCAATAGTTGCACCGCTAAGTAAAGCTGCGGAAATGTATTCCCCCGCAAATTCGCCAGCGTATGTGCTTGTAATACTTGTTGTAGTAGCCATTTTTTATTTATTTTTTAATATTAGCAATTTTAGAAAACACCCTATCCATTGTTGTTTCAGGTCTTTTCTGTCCGTATAATTTCATTTCTTTTTTTGGTTCAGCTTCGGGGTTGTGTGTTACTTTTTCAAGTTCTACTTTTTCCTCAACCTTTGAAAGTTCTTCCTTAACATCTTCTTTAACTTCTTCAAGTTCTTCCGACATATCTTCTTTCTTTTCAATCATTGCCTTGATTTCTTCAATCATAGTTTTAACCTCGGCAAGTTCTTCTTTTGTAGCGTAAGCCATTTCTTCTTCTTCAAGATTTTCTTCCTTTGACGCTTCTTCTTCAGCGGGTGCTTCTTCTTGTTTTCCGATTGATGCAATAATGCCTTCTTCTTCAACTACAAGAGTTTCGCCATCCTCTAAAGTATACTCGCCAACAGGTAGTGCCACCTTTTCGTCGTCTGTTACAATAAACACTTCACTACCCGCAGCGAAATCCTCACTTTCTATAACAGCACCGTTCTCCAAAGTCGCTTGTGCTAATTTTACTTCTTCGGATGCTTCCACCCCAACAAGTTCTTTTACTTTGTTTAACATATCTGTCGCTTTCATAAATTTAATTTATATATATACAATAATTATTAATATAGTTTGTTATATTTTTAAATGTCTAATACTTCTTGTATTACACCGTCTTCAATTCTTACTTGCTTTGTATTATTATAACTTGTGTAGTATCCATCGGCTAATGCTTGATTAAGTAAAGTCGCATCACTAACGGGTATGCTTGCAAGTGTATTTGTATAAACGCCTATTCCAATGCTATTAGTTGCATCGTATAATCCGTAATTGTTTGCAACGTTATTCGTGTTGTTAGTATAAGAAACCGTGCTTACATTAGGCGTACTACCCGTTTGTTGTGTTGTAAATAATGAACTAGAAAAGTATTGTATATCGTTTCCACTATTAGCCATTACCGCACCCGCTAAGGCTAAAGATGCATCTTCGGTTTCCGTCATAGTTAAACCGCTTGTATTTCCGTCTACTATTTCGGGTTTACTAAAAGATGAAATAGTTATACCCGACGATTGACCTAATTCGCCTTTTATTCCTTTTATGTCTATGAAATCGCCCGCAGTATTATAAGCAAATCTATAAATAACGATTCCCGTAGGGTAACCCGTAAACGCATACTTATATGGGTTGGTTGTAACGGGGTTTGATAATGTTGCAATCGGTTGTGTTGCCGTTGTTGTACAAGCTAATGTTGCACCCGCATTTGTGTAACCCGATGGGACGGTTATATTTACATTTAATGTTCTAGTTGTTTCGGTACTTACTAAAGCAAAACTTAATGGTGTTGTGCTTGATATAGTTCCTATGTCTATTGTTGGTTGTGTAATTACACCCGCTTGTGAAACCGCAAAACCCGTAAAGGTAATATCCGAACACGAAAGGGCGACCGACACGTTAGCGGGTTGTGTAATTGTTTCCGTTTTGCTTACCGTATCGCCTTTGTTAGCAAACTTAACCTCTTCCGAATTCACAACAACACTTTCGGGTACTACTAAACTAGATGTTATAGACCTAGGTGTGTCCGTTACTACGGGTGCAAATGTTGTTGGTGTAACCGTAACCGTGCCTAAGTCAGCACCTTTATAGTTTGCGGTTGGCGTTGAAACACCCCCACCTTGTGAAACACTTAAACTTGCAATAGTTACTAAACTTTGACTTAATGCTAGACCCGTTATATTACCAATACCTTGTGCATGGTAATCGTCATCGCAACACTCCCTAGAATAAGTATTACTATCCCAACATAAGCAACCCCGACTAT